ATACTGCTCGATCAGCCGCTCAAGGTAGTCCCGGTTCGCCGCCTTGCAACTCCTGCTGTCAATCTGCCACGTCTTCCAATACTTCCGGTTCTTGTGGAAACACTCGTAAAACCGCCCCACATTGCGCGTCCCATTCCCCACCACGACCCAAATATTCTTCTTCGTCGTGAAGATCCCGTCCGTAACCTCCCAGATCTTGTCACTGATCTTGGACGCCTCATCAAACACCACCAGCACATTCTCTTCATGCGTGCCCGCAAACGCCTCCGTGTTGTTCTCGCTCCAAGGAATCGCATTCGCCTTCCACGTCTCAGGATGCGCCTTCAGGTAGTACTGCGTGGCCGTCCACTCAAACCAATGCTGGTTCAAACTCAACTTGTGCCACTTTGCCAACTCCCGCCAAGTCTTCGTATTCAACTGGCTCTCAGTGTTCGCCGTACACACCACCTGCGGATGCGGCCTCGTGCTCATGAACCAACGAATCAGCCACGCAATGAACGCCGTCTTCGCAGCCCCGTGCCCCGACGCCACCGCAATACACAACGGGTCATCACTCGGCCCATTCAGATAATCCCGAATCTCCCGAAACACCTCCCGGTGCCAATCGTCCGGACCCTCCCAACCATCCAAGATCCCCTTGCCCCAGGGATACATGAACATCGTGAACGACTCCGGATCGTTCGCAAACTCCGCACACGCCTCCTTCAAGGCCTGCTCGTGAGCCGATTTACTCAAACCGCACCATTCCGACTTTCCAAAATTTCATAGCAAAATTTTTGCAAATCACCACGAACAATCGGAATTCCAGTTGCCAGGGAAGCCTGTATGTCTAACCAGGGAAGGGTCCCCGGAAAAGACTTGCTGACGTGGGGAGAGAGTCCCGTTCCATCGCCGCCTGCATGGGACCCGCTCGATTCGACCGCGCCACGATCCAGGCTCGATTCCGTTGGGTCCCCCTGAGCGTTTGCGTGTCGGCCCATGTTAGTAAGTACTCGCGATTCGCATAACGGCCATTATGTTAAATCGTGTGCAAACGCACATGCCGCGTAATCAATTACTTAGCGTCGTCGCCCCGTGGAACATCGATTATGCTGCCTTCGATGATTGTTTGTTGCGGAGACGCCACACGTTTTCGTGCATCGCGGAGCAGATCGCCCAAGTCGGGGCCGATGTCGTGTTGTATCTGCTGCTTCGGTTGCCATCGCTTGCACTCGGTCTGTGCCCGCCATTCCAAACGACGCAGGTAGGGTTCACGTGCGCGCGCGAGGTTCATATCGTCGGCGGCTTCCTCTATCGCTTCCAACCCTTCATCCAATTTCGTCTGATAATGCAGTTCGCGTGCTTGTTCGCGGTCTTCCTTCGTGACGTTGCGATCAAGCCATTGCGTGATAGCAGCAGGGCTGACGAGCAGGGACTGTGCAATCTGTTTGAGGGTTTCCCCTGCCGCCCATCGTCGGAGGATGTCGACCGCGTTCTGTCGTTGTAGGACGTGGAAGGATTCGCGAGTGACGAAGATGGATGCCTGTGCCGGTTCGTGGCTCACGACTTGCGTTTCGCTGTCGTCTGGCATTCGTTCATTTTCCATAGCAGCAAATGCCCGGAAAAAAAGGCGGGCGGGCAATGCCCGGTGCGGTCTGGTTTGCGCAATCGTTGCCTGAGCCCGTCCGGTATCCCGTCACGTAGGGGTTCGACCCCTGCTCACCCGGTGCGCTAGAGTGTTTTCTAGCGTCCATACGATCACGTTATCGTTTCGGTCCCGCACTCACCTACACGACCGCGGCATCCACGGCCCAAAGCCGTTATACGCTTTTCGTTCCAAATCCGCAATCCTCGATCGAATCTATTCTATCGATTGTGCCCTTTCCTTGTTGAACTATACCGCGTGAAGGTATATCTTACTAACCATGCAGTGCCGATTAACCCCCGAGGAGCAAAAAATGAAACAACGCACATACGTCAAATTCGCATCGCGTTACAACAACGTCGATCACTACCTTGTGACCATCGATGGCGAACAGCATCGCATTGAATTCGGTCCGCTCGGCTATCGTGGCGTAGGACGCGAAGCATCGAAGGAAGAAATCGCAGCCATCCGAGATTACCTGTATCAGCAGGAAGCCGAATTCCAACAATGGCAATTGACGCGCGCCTAACCCACCCAACCACCGAGGAGCCCACCATGCAAGACCTTTACCAGCAAGTGACCGACAAAATCATCGCAGCCCTAGAATCCGGAGTTGCCCCCTGGGTGAAACCCTGGAACGCCGCGCAAGCGCACAACGGTTCACCCTATAACGCGATCAGTGGCAAGGCATATCGCGGCATCAATATTGCCCTACTCTACGCGCCGCAGTACGCCACCAATGCCTGGATGACGTTTAAGCAGGCAAAAGACATCGGCGCGAATGTCCGCAAGGGTGAACGCGGCTCGATGATCGTCTTTTACAAGCCCTTCGCCGTGAAAGACAAAAACGCCAAACCGGACGCGAACGGCAACCAGCCCGAGCGGCTCATTCCGTTGTTGAAATGCTTCCACGTATTCAACGTGGCGCAAATCGATAACCTGCCTGCCGACTATGCCGCTCCCGTCGTCATCCGCGATCCGTTGCCCGCCGATAGCCTGCTAGAACAAGCGCAAATCGTTCACGGCGGCGACCGTGCGTTCTACCAGCCTGCGCAAGACTTCATCCGCCTGCCGCAGCCCGACCAATTCCGGTCGCTGGCGGATTATCAGGCAACGGCATTACACGAACTTACGCATTGGACAGGCCACAGTGCCCGACTTGCCCGCGAGTATGGCAAGCGCTTTGGCGATCAGGCATACGCGCGCGAAGAGCTTGTCGCTGAGATGGGCGCGGCCTTCCTGTGTGCCCGATGCGGTATCGATGGGCAGCTGCAACACCCCGAGTATTTGGCTTCGTGGCTTAAGGTGCTGAAAGAGGACAAGCGCGCGATTCTGACCGCAGCATCCCACGCACAGAAAGCTGCCGATTTCATCCTGCGCGAGCAGATTGCCGAAGAAAAGCAGGAAGACGAATCCGCAGCCGCAGCCTAATGAGAATCCGGGCTTGTTTAGGCGCGAAACCAAGGCCAGCCCGGTTGCCCCAACTCGGAAGATTAACTCAATATCACCGGAGAATGACCATGCAAACGCTAAACCATGCCATCGAAACCGCAATTTCTCGCCTTTCTCCCCGGCAATTCTACGCAGCTGATGTGATTCGCGGCTATCAACGATGGTCCGGAGCAGACCTCAAAGGCAGGGCCAAGAAATACGGTTACGGTTACTACGTGCAGCGCAATAAAGCGTGGCGCGCGTTCCGCGAATCGGGCGGCGCTATTGTCGCCGTGAATCGTGGTTTACTGGTCGGCGCGGTTCTCATCGGCCAAGACGATTATGGAAACGCGATTTACGACACCACGCGCGGAACTGCGGTACAGCACACCGCGTCAATCGCTAAACTTATCCGCAAGTAACCCATGCCCACCCGCTCATCCATCACCGCCGACCAAGTCCGCTATGCTCGCAAGCGTAGCGGCTTGTCCCAGTCCCAGGCTGCGCGCCTAGTCGGCCTGGGATCTTCCCACCGTTGGTCCGACTATGAAACCGGCCGCACGACCTGTCCCGAGCAGACCTACCGACTATTCTGCCTGCTCACACGTCTGGAACCGTTGCCACCCTGGCCGCGAACGCCTTAAGCAGTAAGGCCCGATCTACTCCCATCGATTCCAGTATCGGGCCTGCATCGCGCCAGAGCGTAGACGGCGAGTAGAGCCTGCGCTCGCAACCCGTGCCGATGTAGACCTTCGCGCCGACTCGGCACGGTTTCAGACCTTGTGCGATGGCGCAGGCGTAGTCTAGGTCAGGATTCACGGCAACCACCGCCACCGCCGCGCCGACATCGGCTCGCACGGCTCCCCGTCTGGTTGCGGAGTGCCGAGGCGATGGTCTAGCGTGTCAGCCACCATAGCCAGCGCCGGCGCTTGACGGTGTTTCGGAAGATCAGGACGCGCTTCCCCCACCATGTGCGAACGATCACATTTTTGCTCATTATCCTTCCCCTTTCGCAGTCGTTCGTTGACCGCTGCTTCATACCTCGCCGCGCAGAGTTCGTCGCGCAGACGTTCGATTTTCGCCCGCAGCGCGTAATACTCAACGCGGCTAATCGTCACCGTATCCACCTGCACGCCCGGCTCGCGTAGCGTGATCGGAGCCGACATCATGTGCGCCTCGGGCGCTGACTCGACCACGCACCGCCGGAACTCGTCACCGACCAGCGCCCATTTCCATGTCCACTCGCTCATCGCCGCTCCTGAAAATAATTGCAAATAATCTGCGCTGCCCTATTGACACTCTGCTGACCCATGGGTTACTATCTCTACACGCTGTACGAACAAACACCCGGAGCCAAACATGACCACCTACACCGCAACCGCATACGGGCACACGTTTCGGAAAAA